ACCAGTCCGTCCGACGACATGCCGCGGATGTGCAGCATTTCGGCTTGGGTGTAGATCTGAATATTGCCGCCGTAGAAATCCCGGACGGAGTATTGCAACTGCCCGTTTGGCAGCCGTTTTACAATGACGCGATCCGGATGCAGCGGGATCAGCGCGTCGATGGGATTGCCATTGCCCGACTGGATCAGCGAGTACGAATTGCCGCGCAACTCCAGATGGGCCTGCATCATTTCCACAAACTCGAAGGCCGTTTGCCATTCATTCGGGCTGTCGTGCAGCAGCGAGTAGAGCGGATGTTCGGTGGCGCGTTGTTTGCCGCCGTCCGGCAGGCGCTTGTAAATGATCAGCGGCAGCGAGGCGATGGTCTCGGCGACGACGCGGACGCAGGAGAATACGGCAGCGACGCGCATGGCCGACTCGGGCGAGACGCGAATGCCAGTGGCCGTCTGGTAGCCGCGATTGGCATACCACGCATCGTCCCAGGGCGGAAGTTGCACGCCCATGCCGCCGTCGGCGCGCAGTAAACCCCATGCAAGTTTCACGCGAGAGAGAATCCCCGGCTTCTTCACAGAGTCAGGACTCCTCGCTTCTCATAGACCGAGCCCGCTTTACCCAGGATGGCTCGACTCAGCGCGTCCACGGTGGCGGCGATTCCATCGATGCGCGAGGTGTCCTTGGACCGCTCCGGCTTGGTGAACATCAGGTTGTCGTTCAACTCCTTGGCGGTAACGCAACTGGCATTCCAGCGCAGGACGGGATGGCCGCCGTGCTCCAACTTGCGGGAGGCGACCAGCGACAGGAGTTTTTTACTCGGCTCGTTCAGCGTCTGAAATCCCTGACGAACCTCGAAACATCGATAACCTTCTTCGATCATCGACACCGAAATCTGGCGGGAGTTCCACGGATCGAAGCAAAACTCCCGCACGTCGAACATCTCATCGGCCCAGTCGAGCCGCGCGCGCACGTCGCGCAGATCGATCACGGCGCCGGGGGTGAGTTCGATAAAGCCTTGGTCCGCCCACGTCCGATAGGGCATACCGTCGCGCAGTTCGCGTTTGTGGATGTTTTCTTCCGGCAGCCAGTAGAAGGGCAGAATCTCGAATCCGTCATCCTCGGTCGGGAAAACCAGTGCGACCGCCGTCATGTCCGTTGTCAGTGATAGATCGATGCCAGCCCAGCAGCGCCTCCCGGCAAAACGCGCAAGAAATTCATGCGCAAAAGACCGAACTCTCGCTTCGGGTAGGCGTGGCAGCAGGCCGTGAGAGTTCCAGGCGCCCTTGCATGCGTCCCATTGATCCATTGGGATCGCCCGGCGCTCTTTTTCGTCCCAGAGATTGAGGTAGTAGCGGCGGAAGCTGCGTTGCGCTTCCGGATCGGACATGCTGGCTTGGAACTTCTGCCGGATCTTCTCAATTTCGAGAAAGCCGCCGTTCTGGACTAGGGACGGATTCGCCTTGATCCATGTTTTCTCGTCTGTCCAGTCGTCGTCCCGGTGTGCGCCGTAGATGCGCCCGTAGAATGTGGGGTCACTGACGACGCCCTCATTGATGCGCAGCGTCTTCTCATGCAGGCGCCATGCCAGAGGCGACTCGTTGCGCACGCCGGCAGTCGTGATTCCGATGGTGAGCGTCTGCTTGCGCGTGACGCCGCCGAGCGAGAGTACGTCCCAGTTCTCCAACTGCTTGCGCGTGCGCCAGCGGTGCAACTCGTCCGCGGCGGTGACGGAGGGATTGACGCCGTCCGATAGATCGCCGTCGGCGGCCACGGCCGCATAGAAGGAATCCGGATCGCGCCGCTTGAGGATGCGATTGGTCCCGCGCAGCAAACGCAGACTCTTCTGCAGAATCGGGCTCTGCTCGACCATCTTGCAGGCCGCCCGGTAGATATTCATGGCCTGCCGCGTGGCCGCAGCTGCGCCGTAGACTTGGCTGCTGGGGTTCGGGTCCATGATCAGGGCAAGAAGAACGACGCCCGCGACCAGTTCGCTTTTTCCTGCTTTTTTCGGCACTTCTATATAGGCCAGTTGGATTTGTCGATTGCCGGCGTCATCAAGTCGCCCGAAAATCTCGGAGACCGCTTCTTCCTGCCACGGGGCTAGGATGAACGGCTTCCCGTACCATTCGTCCTGTGTGTGCTTGAGGACGCATTCGAAGAAGTTGCAGGCGATGTCTGCATGTTGCTGCGAGAAGGGCAATTCACTGTTCGCTTCTTAGGGTCGGCGGTAGAATGCTGCGCATGGGAAAATGGAGAGTCCAATCAGCACAAACCCTCGACGACTTGATAGAGCAATTGAACAGATCGCAATCGGCCTTAGAATGCCGCCTCGTGCAATGCATCGAACGCAATGCGGGGGACGAGACATACTGGGAAGCCATTCTTGAACGCGAGTGACTCACTGTTCGCTTCTTAGGGTCGGGGTGATGAGCGGAATTTCTTAGCCCGAAGAACAACTCCGTCGAGATGCGCAGCCGTTTGTATCTCACTGAATGCTCGTCCCGGGTGGCGTTTTCGCCGTTCGCGGTCGATTGAGCAACTTCATCAACTCCTCGGCGCTGTCGTCCTTCTTCTCCAATGCCAATCGCGTTCTGCTGACCGGCGACAATCCGAATTCGGAGCAGAATGCCCGGACCTGTTTCCATGCCGCATTCGACACCGCCACGGCGGGGTGATTCTTCATCTTCAGCCCGATTTGTTCTTTTTTGGCATTGACGATTGGCTGCGCTATCACGAGCCCGTGTTTGGCAAGAATCAGATCAGCCTGGACGGCGCGCGCGTAATTCACGCAAGCGCCCTCGAGCATCATGGCGTCCGGTCGTGAGTCGAGTCCCATCTCCTGCAATTCCTCGCGCCAGAAATCCCATGCGCGGACCGCTCGCTCATCGGCGACATGATCAGGACAGTCGGGAAGTCCGCGCGCCGCCTTCGGCTCTTTCGCCAACTTCTCTTGTAACTGTTTCTTGCCGTGTCGACGCGGGTCGCCCTCTGCAATCTGTCGAGCAATCGGCTTGGGCTTGCGTCCTTTCACTCTGCCTCGCAAAGTGCAGAAAACCCAGTAAACATGGGCCTTGGAAGCGGGTAACCTGTTGACTGCCTAAGCGGTAAAGTCCTTGACCAGTTCCCTAGGTGTCCTATGATGCGTATGTAGTTGATTGAAAACAGTCGTTCCACCAAACGACAGGAGAAAATGAAATGAACTTCCGCTCACGCTATATCCCCAAAGAGTCCGTCGAGGTCAAACACCCCGAAGAATTGGGAGTTGCCTACGTTTACCGCATCAAAGATCGCGCTTATGGCGTGATCGCATACGGCGGCAAACGCAGTCGCGCAGACTTTCACTTCTCTTATAAGACAGTCGAGCAGGCGCACGACAAAATCGAAAACTGGTTTTCCAATCTTCAAGCGCGTCGGGAACTCATGCTCACGCGCCGCGCCGAATCCTTTGCGCCCCACATCTTCAAAGTGGGCGACATCGTAACGAATTCGTGGGGATACGATCAGACGAACGTGGACTGGTATCGCGTCGTGCGCACGTCTCGAAGGTTCGTCTGGTTGCAGGATATTTGTTGCGAGACGGAAGAAACAGGATTTATGAGCGGCCAGTCCGCGCCAGCCATCGACACGTCGAGCGAGGATCCAAGCAAGTGGGGATTCAAAGATGCGAAGGGCGAAATTTCGCAACACAAGGCATCCGGCAGTTACGTATCGATGCGACATGGATGCGGCTCGAAGTGGGACGGACAGAAGCGGTACACCAGTTGGTACGCGTGACTGCCGAGCATCGCGTCCGCCTTCGTGTTGGCGCGATGTTGAGCGGTCATCGAAACTCGGGACGTTACAGAGAGCGCGGATACCGCGAGGGGATCGCGCCCCGATGATCGCTCGAACTCGCAACCAGCGAGAGGAGAAAACAAGATGCAGAAAGCGTATCAATGTCCCGACTGTGGCGGCGATTGCAAGTCCATCATGCAGGCGATGCAGCAATCGCTTGAGCAGTCCCGCAAGATTCAAACCAATCATGGTTACTGTCACGACTGCGCGCAGGGTTTGCAGTTTCAGGCGATAGAAGGCTTCGAACTCTACGTCCTCGACAGCCTCCCGTCGCATTGGTTCTGCCGATACTGCGGGTCGAATCACGTCACGATCCGCGACGAGCAGGGCAACATCATTGCCGAAGAGGGCGATCTGTACGTCGTCCCAAAAGGAGCGTAAATGAGCAAGTTCATCGTAAACACATCCGCCGGCTTCTTTCATGGCAGAGACTTTCATGCAACTGATCGCAAGCCGGGCGAGCCACTCACTGACAGTTGCGAACATAGACTTTCTGAAGATTGCATGAATTGCCGAAAATGCGGCAAGTGCAGCGAGACGATCGATGACGACGATCTCTGTGACGCCTGTCGTTAGTTCTGTAAAATGCCTTCGTCCTCCGTGCGCAACGTTTTCTCCGCGTAAGAGGATCGTCCGGGGTGGTACCTGGGGGCGGTACGTAACCCGCCAAAAACGTTCAAGCCGCTACCAGCGGCAGGAGATAAAACAAATGTCGGAAAAGAAATTTCAGCCGCGATATACAGCCGCAGAAAAACAACAAATCGTGCAAGCGATTCGCGCAGTCGCCATAGCACAAGCCGAATTGTGGGATGCGTTGCACGAAATTGAGGACGATCATCGCTGTTCAATCGAGACGGATATCTATCTGATCGACAGTCTTGCAGGCGATTGCGGCGCGCCGCCGTCGTTTTCAGACTTATCGGC